TTCGCCAGCAACACGCCGGGCAAGTTCCAGTGTTGCCCCCTTGCGCCCCCGACGAGCCCGGGCTTCAACAGTACTGTCAGCAAGCGGCGTAAAGCCGGTAATGGTCATGTAACGCCTGACGCCATTAACGGCCAGCGTTCCGGCACGGTTGAGTGCACTTTCTGCTCCCGCAGCATTACCATCAAGTGCAGCCTGCGCCGCGGCTTTAAGCTGCGGCACCGTCTGCTCTTCTGCCGATTTAACGCCGGGGACCAGGTGAGGTCGTGGCGGGATGTTCTGCTCTGGTGAGCCGTATTCGTTGAGGTAACCGATGCCCGCATTACCAAACGGAACATCATCCCGTTCGCTGTCTTCCGAAGGGATGCCGACCAGCACATCTTTTTTGGTTAACGACCTGAGCGCATCCAGAATGGCCTTAGCGTTATCCACCCTCGTTGTTACACCGCTTTTGAAACTCATAGCTGGCGACCGCCTGCACCGAACATCGTGATCAACTGATAAAATTCAGCGCCATATCGGGTGTTATTCCAGAAACCTGCATCAGGATTCAGCGTCGCGCTGGTGTCATAGCTGACGCTTACCTTATCCACGGACTTTGAGGACTGAACACCATTGGTTGAACCGCCCGGACCACCAGCCAGCATCGCTCTGCTGTCAGCCGCCCAGAGCGTCATGTAGTGAGCAACGAACAACCCGGCAAAGTACGGAAACAACTTTTTGCCGGTGACATTTTCGCTCAGCAGTTCATCGGCCAGATTCAGACGGAACCCGATTTGGGCGTCGGGATATTTTGCCGGGTCAGCAAACTGCGGGAAGTCGCGGCGAAAATCACTTACCGCTGGCAGACTTTGATTCTTTGACATCTTTAGCCCCATTACCGCCAGTCCGGGCGGCAGTAATCTGCGCCTGCAGGCTGTCGTTCTGCTCCTGCAGTTTGAGCAATGCATCTTTAAGATCGGCAATCAGCTTATCTTTGTCGGCAATCTGCGCTTGCAGGCCGTCGATAATGGGTTGCAGATCATCGGTGTCGCTAATCACGCTTTCGGAAAGCTCAGAGTGCGCCTGGGTGAACCAGTGCGACGCGACCTCTTCCGGTACGTTATGCCGTCCCCGGCCAAACTCCTGTTTTGACTGATCGCCGAGCGTCAGCGTAAACGGGGTGTGAACATGGATGGTAACCAGCTTTTCTTTCGCCATTTCAGTTTCCTTCAGGCCCCTTTCGGGGCCATTCTGGTTATCAGATACCGTCCACATAGGACAGAGTTTCTTTATACACTGGCTCGACTGCACCCAGCTTGCCGTAGTAAGTGACGATCTGATACAGGCCGCGATACTGCACCGGCACGCTCTGAAGCGGAACCAGCGGGTAGCGGACGTATTTTTTATCGTTGGTGTACGCAACCATGCGATCCTTATTCCCCACACCACGGCCTTTCAGCCATTTAACCGCGCGGATATTCAGCGGAACACCGTTCTGGTGATAGCTGATGGTGTTGGTCTGAAGGTACGTCAACAGGGACTGGTTACCCGCAGATGAAACGATGATGCTGGACAACAGAGCAAACTGTTCAGGCGGGATCAGCAAATCACGCGGGACCACAGAGTAACCAGAAGCGGCCCACGCATCAGACAGCACCTGGTTAATGCTTGCGCGGATTTCGTCCGGTGTTGAGGTTGCCCACGTTTTGGCAGCGTTGTTGACAGGCACGCCGTCCAGGGTAACAAGGCCTTTCAGGTTTAATGCGGAATCGCCAACATATACCTGTTCATCGTTATCCATCTGCCATTTCAGTTGCATCCCGTCATACTTCTGCGTATCAATCGGGCGGCCGACCTGCTGAGCAGCCTGCAATTCTATGACCGTCCAGCCAAGTTCCATCCCCCACAGGTTCAGCGGGTTACCGGATTTGCCGGTATCCACGTTCACGCCAGCAATAGCGGTTGAGTCTTTGCCTACCCAGTTTTTGCCATTCGGATTTGCACCAGTACCCGCAGCGGCGAAGCTGGTATTCGTCCAGCTGGAAATGTCATCTGCGATAGAGACATCTTCACGCAACTGAATATCGCGGGTCCAGGTGTACCCCACCAGTGGCAGGTTCAGCGTCTGGTCGAGTCGCTCCAGCTCCCCGATGAGAAAGGCACCAGAGCTGTCAACGGTTGCCTGATCAAAAGTAATCATTCGTCTGTTCCTTAAATCTTCCAGGAAATTTCTGCATTGCCGTTAGCATCACCGGCACCTGTGAATTCAGCGTTGGTCAGCACCACATTTTTGCCACTGACTGACGTGGACATGAATCCACCCAGCGGCACTTTGATGGATTCATCAGTGGAGACGACAACGTATACCGGGTCGCCTTTTTTGATAGTGCTGGCATCAAAATCAGAACCGAGATTAACGGTCACGTAGCCACGCTTCATGGCGTCGCCCGGGAAGTTCTTGCCTGTTCCCACCTGGCGAACCATGTCCGGCTGCGACGTGGTCGGATAAGGGCGCACGTAGATCCCCTTCACCTTGTCTGCGGTATCACCATCTGCCAGCGGCACGAAAAAACCGTCATCATCGTATTTACCAGCCAGCCCATAGGCAGCGAAGGCGTTATCGGATTTAAGGACCACCGGTTCGACGGTTAAGTCCTGCGGGCGAGAGACAGCCCCGGCAATACCAACAGGCATCCGGTACAGAAATACATTATTCATTTTTTACCCTTTACGGTTTGCCCAGAATTCAGCGTTTTGTTTGTTCAGGGAAGCGATACTGGTCATGCCCATGTTTAGGCGCTGTGCATCGCCGGTGGTGGCGCGGGTGTTTCGCCCTTTGGCAATCTCAGACACGGCATTAAACGCCATGTCGACCGATTGTTTCGGCAATTTGCGGATATCCGCATCACCGACTATCTGGCGAACCAGCGTTTTGTCAGCGGAAGCCAGAACCTCGCGTTTGAACGCGGTCGGTTTCATCTTACGGCTCAGATCGATACCCGGAACAATAACTTCGGCACGCCAGGCTGAGTCACCAGTAATCGTGGTTTCCTCTTCATCGTCCTCGCCGTCACCGGTCGGATTATCGTCAGGCTTATTATCGTTATCGCCCGTGGCATTTCCTTCCAGCTTAGCCAGCAGGGCTTTCAGTAATGTTTTGAGGTCATCATCACTGTCGCCGGTTGGGCCTCCCCCCATCTCTGGTGCTTTGTCCGGTAGTGGTTGCTGCGGGGACAGGTTGATATTGAGATTAACGCCCTGCGGCAAATCCCCCTCATCTCCTGTAACCGATGCGGGAGCCGACTCCACCAGTTCGTTCATGGTGTCGGCATCTCCTGTCTTGATGGCCGCACGCATGCGGTTCCACCAGTTTTTCTTTTGATTTGCCATTGTGTCTCTGTCTCCAATTGCACAACGATTTCCGGCTCTGCCTTTAGGGACAAGAGCCACATGGTTTCCGGTAATATCGACCTGCTCAGCTTTACCTGGCTCGGTCTGCTCGTACTCCGCGTCATAGCCGCACGACACTTCGCGCAGGCCATCTTCGATAAGCTGAATGGCGTTTTCGTCTTTGACGATAAGGTCAGCCAGCATCAAATCAGACTGCTCACCCGTCCCGCGCCGGACATTCTGGAGGTGCCCGACAGCAAGCTCTTTCCAGTTCTCGGGATTTACCAGCCGCACATTCCCGTTTTCATCTTCAGGATGCAGAATCGTGATGCTCATCCCTTCGAATGAGGCAAGCGTGGCCGGATGGAATACCTGCTCAGGAGAACGCGTGACGACTATTTCACCGAACTTATCGGGTTTCAGTTTTGGCAGGTCATCAGCACCATAGAGCTGCTTACCTGTTCGTCCTATCGGCACGTCTCTGCACAGCAACGAGCCGTCAGCCAGCTGATAGCGGGTTTCCCCCAGCCGGGTATTGAAAAAATATTTCATGTGTTACCTGCGATTCAGGCGGGATAAGATTGGGAGGTGGGAAAAACGATTTCTTTATAACAGCGACAATTCGGGAGCTCGCCAGCGTGACCTGTCATGCCGTCAAGCGTTGGAGGTTTGCCCCATTCGACAAATTTACCTTCCATTTCCCGATGAGAATGCCTGACGTCACCATCTTCGGCTGTACGCCAGATATAACTATTCGAACCAATTGACAGCGCACGCGCCTGATCCAGCGCGCCGGTTGCACGTCCAAGTTCAGTACGGGCAATCAGGTCAGCTCTGGACTTTGCTATATCACCCGATGCGGCTATTTCTTTAGCAAAATATTCTGCTCTCCCACCGGTCACAACAGCTTCTGTCGCCCGATTCTGGATGTCGTACACCCTGTCAGCCGCCTCGAGGGGGAGCGATTTGATGTACTTGACCTGTTCGGCGATGATGGATTGCATCACCTGGCCCACAGGAGCGCTTTCCACAAGATTGCGGAGCTCGCGACTGATGTTCTTGCTGTGTTGCCGCCAAACTTTCTCGTTCTGCCGGGTTAGGTCCGCAGTAAAGTTTTCCGCGGACCTTTGTCGCCCAGGGGGTCGATGATTTCACTGTAGCGTTCCAGTCGCCTCAATAATTTCCGTGATACTGTCATTTGAACCATCGTAGCGACCATTTACGATGTCTCCGACCGCCCGCGCTATCCTGCGTAGGCTGGTTCGATAGCGGATTTCCGCCTGACGGTTCCTGCGGTTCGTCATCAGATTCGCCGATGCCGGGCGGCGCTTCATCTTCGGCATTCTCGATGTCCTCGTCGGTAATGGATGCCCCGATGCCGGTTACGTCAGAATTTTCGCGCAAATCAGTCATAGCGGCTTTCAGTGTCATCAGACCATCACCCAGCGCCGTACTGATTGCGTTGGTAGTGTTTAACGCCACCGTTGAGCGATCGACATCAGACATTTGCCAGAGCGGGTTAAACTCAAACGTGAAATCGTCCGGCAGCGGCTTGCCAAGCTCCGAACGATGCATGATGTCCAGTATCCGCCGCACCGGAAGACGTAAACGCCTCTCCTGTAACGAGCTTACCCGGTCGTAATAGTTGGCAAGGTCTGCATCGCCGGTAGAAAATCCTTTCGGGACTGTCCGAACAACCGCACCAGTGGGATACCAACAGCGCCACTAATCTGTTCTGCAAACTGCGAAAGGATGTCATCCAGACCACTGAAGCTGTACTGATGCGTTTCAAACTTATCCCGCGAGTCCATGAGTGTCATACCTTCATTGCTCTGGAACTGTCGAATCAGGTCGATATTCTTCAGCAACGCTTCATACGCAGGACCACCAAGTGCGATAAGCTCGCGTAGCTTCTCCACGCTGTAGGTGCGCAGATGCGCCTTGTAGACCAGCTGCGCCGCGCCGACAGTAGCGCTGTCGAACGCGGTAAGACGATCCCAGATACGCTCTACAACCGACATTCCCCATTCGTTCTCGGTCATCTTCTGCTGAAATGGCAGCGTGACGCCATCAAAGCGAATCAGGCGACTGTGATGAATGCGCCAGGCAGGAATTCCCGTTGCTGTGGTCACCACATCGTAAAACTCAGGTTTACCCAGGTCCGGCCCCATATCTTTAATGCGGCGGGTCAGTACCGGGTCGATCATCCAGCGGTCGAGCGGGAGAATCCCCTTAAACTTGCCCTTACCGATGGTTTCGGGTCGCAGCGGGGTCATTGGTGCCTGCCCCTCAATCATGATGAAACCCACCGCGCCGCCGTAGAGGCGCGACCATTTCAGCACGTCATTCAGCGCATCCCAGATTTGCAACTCATCCAGTTGTGATTCGAGAATGCCACGATCTTTTGCATCAATTTCCGACGTGATGCGAATGCCTTTGCGGGTCATATCATCCGGGATAGCATCGACTGCTTCGCCGATGATCCAGGATGAACGATAGGACCATTCCACCAGCATGCGGTTACGACTGGTGAAATTAGCCCGGTAGGTGGATGCTGAGTGCTGGTTAGGTGTCTGCATCCCTACGCGGGCAATAAAATTCTCATAACCATCAGCTGTGGCCTGCGCAGTTCGCCGCAGGGCTTGTTTGTTTCGTGCCATCAGGCCTGTCTCCCTAGCAGCTCCCAGATGTTCAGGGCTGAATTCATTGGGGCATAGTTGATCATCACCGAGTCGGCAAGGTTTGGCGATCGGGTTCCATCAGGCTGTTTATCAATAACGATTTTTCCCACACCATTAATGGAATAGGTCGGCTGCGAAAGCTCGATGATGAGTTTATCTTTGAGTGCCATGCTACTGCTGATTGAGATGATTTCGTCCGGGTTGTAAGCCATACCTTCAACCACGGCGCGCCAGGTATTCTGAAAAAGTTTACGTAACCGCCACCAGCTCTGGGCTTTGGCGTTAGCGAAGAAGTCCTTGTTCAGACGTGCGGCTTGCCCGTTGTCCCCGCGAACAGCTTCATCATCCGGATCAAATACCGCGCCACTACCTCGAAACGGTGTGGCAAGTATTGACGGTCGACGCGCAGCGTTACGCAGTTCGTTGATAGCGCGTGCATCGCCGCGAACGCCAGCGCCCAGCCCGTCCTCGTCAAAGCGAAACTCTTCGAGGTTGTCCTGTTCGCAAAAGCCGAAAACCTTCTCGACGGACTGATAAATGTCGCTGCCCACACCGGACCATTCCCGCACATTTTCCAGGAGGAAGCCATGACGGGTGGAAAAGGCATTTTTGTCCCTGCCTTCGTCGGCGACATCCATCGCGCCAAGTCGTTTGCCTGTTGGCTGGATACCCAGTTTGATATGCGCATCAACGGCAGCCTGTACCCATTCGGATGGAATCAGAACGCCTTCCGCTGATGCGCTGTAGTTCAGATCAAGTTCCTGTGCCACCACCACCGGATTATCGATTTTCTCGCATTCCCTGCGATACCACTCTTCATCCTTGCGAGGATCATCCCGCCAGTGGAATGTGAATACCGGTATCTTCCCGCCATGACGCTTCTGAGCGAACGGGTTAGCCATGCCGTTAACTGAACTCAGGTCGATACGGCAACGCGTCGTTTGTGACAACGCCGCATCAATCAGCAGAGGACGCTGAAGGAATGCAGCCTCATCAACCAGATAAAGCGTGGTACGGTCACCACGACCAATATTATCGCCAGCCTCGCCTTTGATAACGGCACCAGTTTCAGGAAACTCAACACGCATATATGGCGCGTGCTTCTTCTCGCTCCACGAACCGCGAAACTCTACAGGTAGCGTTTCCACGAACTTGCGTGCCTTCCAGAACAATGCTTTCGGGTCACCGGTGCTGTCGACGTATTCCTCTTTACGGGAGCCGAAACCGATAACCATTTCTTTGTTGAAGAGACAAAGCGAGCAGGCCAGTCCGATCGCGGTCCAACTGAGCCCCATTTCACGGGATTTTTCGGTAATACCATTCTCCCGATTGCCCCAGCGTTCCATAATCCAGTGGATCCACTCCTCCTGCTTAGGGAAGAGTAAAAACGGAATGGTCACCGGCAGGCCATAATCAATATTACGCGGGTCCGTTGTCATGCCCCAGTCGATGATGAACTGAGCCGGATTGGTTCGGTAAAACTGCTTCAATACGGGCAATATTTCAGGATTCTGGCGAATGCGCTGTAGGCGTTCCATCCGCCATTCAAAAACCATCTGGTAATCAGGATGTTTAAAATCGAAGGGGAATGGTAACGGCATACTTAGCCCATCATTTTTCTATACGCCTCTGCAGCCTGCTCCGGCGTTAAGTTGGTAATTTCTGTTCTGACTGGTCCTCCATCAGCGCCAGTCACTTCATTTTTGACGTTGTCTTTAAACGCCTGAACAGAAACATGACGCCCAAGCAACTCAAGGTTTTTAACCTTATCAGGCCATTTGATTTTCTTCAGAAGTGCGGCGCTATCTGCGGATACCATCTCCACGACATCCATTCCTGATAGCGTTGTGCGCCATACCTTAGGCCAGTCTTTAATGGGCTTTAGCTCACCGTTTTGCAGGAGAATGTCGAGCACATCCATCTGGTCGATTTCAATAAGGCGATTAAGTACATATTCTGCATTAATACCAACAAGATCATTGCGTTGCGCTTTCAGTTCAGCGATTCTGAATTGTATGTCAGGTTTTGACAGGTTTTCGGATGCGGTACGGTTAGCTGTCTTTGCGCTGTACCCCGCCCGAATAGCCGCTTGCGTGGCGTTTAAATCGATGAGGTACTCGCGACAGAACATTTCTTGCTTGTCGGTGAGTGCCATTGATATACCTGAGGAAATTATGAAGCTTCGCGTTGCATTTCATCGATAACTTTTGGCGTCATCGGCTGATGCGCATATTTACGTTCAATCTCTGCAAAAATCCCGTTCATCGTTTCGCTGTCTGGTGGGATAACTTTAACGTTTAATCGTGCCATTGGTTTGTGCTGCCCTGTTTTTCTCAAAAGCCCTGATATCAGCCTTATCCCTGTTGCACTGTGCTAACGCTGACAACAACGCAACATTCAGGTTAAGGCTAGCTCCCCACGTAAACGGGTCGGGTAAATCTGGCTGGGGTGTTTCATCCGTCAGACTGGCTGGTAACGGAACGACCGGCACCGACACGTATACCGTTCGCGTATTCGTGCAACCGCTTAACTGCGCCAGAAGGAACGATACGAACAGCGCAATCATCACCCGAAACAGCCACTTTGATATCTTCCTGGGTTCTCTGTGACTCCAGTGCGATCTGCTGTTTTGCATGCTGGTTAGCCTCTATAACTGTATTGATGATTTGCAGAGATTGCAGGACGTTACTGGTAATGGCTGTTGCAGATTCAGCATTTCGTACAGCCTCATCAGCACGCTCCTTTTCGTGCTGATATTTGCTGTAGTAATGCCCGGCAGACCAGATAAAAGAACCGATGACGGTAACAAAGAAGGCAACAATAACCAGCTTATATCTCAGCTTCATTTACCACCCCACCCGCTTCTTTAAATCGGGCAATCAGGTCACCGATTCTATGTTCATACTGACCGTAACCAGCCCCCGGCAACGAAGCCCAGATATTGCTGCAACGGTCGATTGCCTGACGAATATCGCCGCGGTCAATCATCGGTAAAGCGCCACGCTCTTTAATCTGCTGCAGCGCTACAGCATCCTGGCTTTCTGGAGAAAAATCTTTCAGGCCAAGTTGCTTGCGGTAGGCATCCCACCAGCGTGAAAGAAGCTGGTAGCGACCGGCTGCTGTTGATTTGAGTTTGAGGTTTAGCGTGACAAGTTTGCGGGGGTGATCGGAGTAATCAGTGAACAGTTCGCCACCGACAATAACATCATAACCGTGATTTCTGGTTTTCTGCCGTCCGTTATCTGTTCCTTCTGACCATGCCACCATATCAAGGAAAGCTTTACGCTGGGAATTCAGTGTCTGCATTAATTACTCCTTATGGGCACCGAACTTGTTACCGATGACCCTCATTGCCGCACCACGAATAGCATCAACACCAATCAGCCCCACCCCACCACCAATGGCAACAGAAAGTGATTTAGGCCATCCGACATACTCAAGCGCGGATGCAAAGGTCAGCGTCAGAGCACCACAAAGCAGAATCTCAAGCGTTTTTCGTTTCCAGCCGCCGCCACCGCCAAAATAGGCAATGCGCAAACCAGCCATAATAATTGACATAACCACTGCACCCAGCGGCGTATCTCCACGCCACCAACTTTGTAAGAGTTCCAGTAAGTCAGGCCAGGAATGAGGGGCATTGTGCATTTTCATAAGCCTCACCTCCGAGAGTTCGGATGGTGCTAAGTGTAAGATTCAGGCTCTCAGGCTTGCTAACAAGAAGTCGAGGATGTTTCCGGAGCCTAACAACGAAAAAGCCCCGGGACATGCCGGGGCCAGATGGAGTGCCAGATTAAGCTTCTGGCGGTATATACTCGTGTTTGATATCGTTAAATCGCCAAAAGTAACAATTCAAACAAAGAGGATTTTTATGTCTGAAAAAAACAAGCCACAAGGTGAAAATAAACCTCAGCAACCCGTGGCACCAAAACCAACTCCAACACAAAGTACTGCGGACTTTGCTACACGTCGTGTTTTTGTTGGAGATTCTGCCGACTCAGTCATTGAACATATAAAAAAACAGCCGAGATAAACATCGCCGCTACCGGAGCAAGGATGGTATACATCCTTGCTTTATCGAGACTCGTGCGGATTTTCTCATTTTCCAACAGTAACTCTCTTGCTGTATCACTCAAGTCAACAAGGCGATACCTTCGTATAAGCGGCAATAACTTATCAGGTCCTAAATATCCTGCATCAGCGAATATTTTAAAGCTCGAGGGCTCCATATCCTTATATTTTTCATGATATAGATGATCAGGAGGGGCATTGATCAGGCCCCTAACCTTCACAGATAAACCAGTACATACCAAGTAAATGGCGCACCATGTCCATAGTAATGTAAATGTGGTAATTCCGGCGGTGAGAAAATCGAAATTAGTTTTCTGTGTCAGCAATAAAAAAGATGAGCCAATTCCAACAATCTGAATGTTCAGAAGTTTGTATCCATTCTCAACATTGGTTTTGTTAGAAAGATGAATCTCTCGTATCGTCTCTTCCCCTTGTTTTTCAAGATAATCGACGAGCTCATCATCTACTCCTAAAAAATAATCTTTAGGTAGTTCTCTCATCTCACCTCCACATCCTGTACTGAAAACAATTTTACCAGAATGTCTCGATTCTAGGTATTCCGCCAGGAATCGCGCTCCAGAAATGAAACATCAGGTTCGCCAGTACCAGAAACAACAAAACCCGCTCAATGGCGGGTTCTGGTAAAGTTCATGCGCTTGGTTCGCCTCGCGATACAGCTTTGCGAAGCATACCGGAATTGAAGCAGTTTATGCGTAAAAAATCAAGCTATTTTTTGAGCAAATGATTCTCGCATGGGAATATATAGGGCATACTCAGCAACAGCCAACCAATTAGCAATTCGCTTTTCGCATGTGCTAAAACACCACTCAGGATGTGCATCATTTAGCAATTCAGCCATTTTGCGCTTAGTCATCCCCCGTCCTTCATACCGTTGCCGGAGGACACTAATCAATCCAGGATGCTCTGCCAGCACCTCACTTATGACTCTATCAATACATAACGCCTCTGCATCAGTACAATGCGCCAGCCAGGTCTTTTGCTTGCCATTGATCATCTCTCGCAAAAACGCTTCCAGCTCAGGTTTCTCTATTCCCGCTTTTTTCATCCTGCGCAGGGCTTCATTGACGGCTGTTTTCGTCAATTTTTTGGATGCCAGCAACTGGTTAAACATATTTCCCGTCTTACCGCCGCCAATATACGACCAGCGCCCCCACATGCGCAGTTTTCCCTGAATCCAGACACTTTCCAGCGTGGTGAGACGAAGGTGTTCCCCGCTTTTGCCTGTATTTGTTGGGTAAATCATAAATAACCTTCCTTTCTCCAGATTTCTTGTGTGCGAAAAACACCTTCTGCATACATCAGGCGTAATTCTTCTTTGGTGTAATCGCTGGTTTTTACCCGCCCGTCGATTAAATCGTGGCATGAGCTACAGGCAATCGCTGCCTGCATATCGTGTGGTTTTGTCGCTGTTCCGCACGTCCCCGCCAGCCTGTAATGCGCCAGCACAGAAGTTTCGGGATTGTGATTGCAGTAGCCAGGGATTCTGACCTGGCACATCTGGCCCCGCGCTGCTTTACGTAAACTCACCATTACGCAAACTCCAGTAGCTGCGCGGCCACATTTTCGACTTCCTCCGGAGAGGAAAATTTACGGAACAGGATCCAGTTCCACAGCACATTCAGTACAGATTTATAAACCTGCTGAAACTCGGTTTCGTCCATGTTCGCAAATGCGATAGATTTTGCCCTGCGCCCGCGGCTACCGTCTGGATAAATATGCTCGGTGTAAAATCCGGCCTGAATGGTTACCCACTCGCGGAAAGCCTCAAACGACTTTAGCAATGCCGTATCCCGGGTTCTGCGTGTCGCAACTGTATTCAGATATTGCTCTGCGGCTTCGCTCAGAGCTGGCGTATGTTCCCGACCTACTGATTCGCACAGGTACTCAACGAAGCCTGATACCAGTTCTCGTTCTCGAGGCGTGATCACCCCACCGCTCGGAGTCCAGTAATCGAATCCCAGTTGCAGGAGTTTGAAAAAACGCTTGTGAAATGCGTAGTTACGCACACGCTTAAAGTCTGCGTGTATCCACTCACCTATTTTGATTTGATGCAAAAAATCGCAACTCTCCGGCGTCGCCGGGAGAAGTAATCCGGAAGAGGTTTGTTTGACCAGTTGTATATGCGCCATCGTAGTTCTCCGCTGGCGCAGTAGAATGGGTGTTCAGCCCGTTATGTAGTATACCAGAATTAATGCCAATACTAACATGATGCTCTGACTCGCAATTCATCCAGCAGTTTATCATTTCCCATAATGTCACTTACCCTCATCGGTAAAAAAATTGCCTTTCGACCATTACGATACATCATTGATTTTGGGGTTTCAGGGAAGTAATCCATTTCGACTATAACTGACAGGTCATCACGACGTATGACTGCGTATTTGCTACTAAATAGTCTCTTTATTTTTTCCACGATGCCTCCAGGTTTATAAGTACAAACGGTTATATCCACATAGAGACAAAAATATTAATCTGAAAAATATTTATTTCACGCCGTATATTTGATTGTTTAATGTGCAGGTACAATGACTTTTATTTTTGTTGTGTATATAATCAAATATATGGTTATTTTTCACCCTGCGCATTCAGCGCGCAACAAAAAACCCGCCGAAGCGGGTTAAGTGCGGGTGCGTTGAGGATGCCTGACACATCAGAGGTGGCGGGAGATTACTCTCCCGCCTAGTCACTCTTACTTCTCAGATTCGTAGTCCACGAAGACAGCAACCTCCGTCTGGCCGGTTCGGATTCGTACCTCGCAGAGGTCTTTCCTCGTTACCAGTGCCGTCACTATGACGGTTAAACAGATGACGATAAGGGCGATTAACATCGCCTTTTGCTGCTTCATAGCCTGCTTCTCCTTGCCTTTCGGCACGTAAGAGGCTAACCTACATTTGTGAGACATAGATTGGGCCTCAGATTAATGTTAAGCGTCTTGTAGGACGCGTAATGTTAACTGGGGCTTTTCTCTATCTGCCTTTTGGTGTTCATGCCTGAGGCAGATAGCCTCAAGCACCCGCAGCAATTCTAACTATCCAATAGATCAATGCCAACTTCTTTTCCTGCAACATCTCTCATCATAAGTGACCAAAATTCATCCAATCAGCACAAAAGAAACATTTAAAGCGTGAATGCTACCGAACGTTCATTTCAATTACATCGTTTTGATTTTTAACAGTTTTTACCTCAACAAATCAAATGGCATTAGCATTCATCATGGAAGAAAGACTGATAAAAATGATCATTTTCAATGACTTATGATCACACCGGGTATTGCCAAGTCATTCCTTTTACGCCAGGATACCCACAAGTGAGTAGTCGAGGAGAGTTTGCCAATTTTTGCGATATAAATTTCAATGTCCGAAGAACCATTAATTGTTAATTGATTCTGTATAAGGTATTAACATGACAATTTCATATATTCCTATTCTGAAAGCGAAACGTTCTGAGTTATCAGCTTTATCGCAGCTATCCATTGAAAAGAAATCAAAAATTTTGCCATTACTCGAAATTGAACCAGTGCCAATTGACCCTGATTCAGGTATTGCCTTAAAGAGTTATAACGAGACTCTTATAGAGTTCGGAAAGAAAGTCTCAAAATCTTGCTCAGATATGCAAGGTGTTTATATTGATGGATTATTAATTGAAGAGCATTTTATTTCTCCTGAAGATCATTACCCTATAATAAATGCGGTTAATCAAGTTAGAGATATGGGGATAAGAGTTATTCCTGTCAGTTCACCAACTCGCCCATCTAACTATAAAGGAGCGATTGATGAATTAATGCAGAATGAAATATGCTTGAGATTAACCACGTTAGATCTGGTTAACCCACAATTAATAACGCATTACATTAATCATCTGGGAATTCCTTTATCAAATATTGATATAATTATTGACTTAAGAGATGAGTTAACCGAGGATAAACTTAATTCCGGCGAACTATATACTTTGGCAATGGGATTGATAAACAATCTGGCGCACCTCAATGAATACAGAAAAGTGATTCTTTCTGGGGGTTCATTTCCTACAGATCTCAGTGATATTTCTGTTGGTCTATATTCTCAACCTCGAATCGAGTGGATTTTATGGCAGAGTTTAATGAATAGAAAAGAACTTGCCAGAAATGTGATTTATAGTGATTATGGAGTACAGCACCCCGACTTTAATAGGCTTTCGACGCGATTCCCTAGCGTATCTGCCAGCGTCAGATACTCTGGAGATAATGACTTTTGGGTATTTCGAGGAAGAGTAGCTAATCGCTTTGGTTATGAACAATATGGTAAACATAGTGAGGATATTCTTGCTCATCGAGAATATTCAGGGCCTACATTCTGTGCGGGAGATAGAGACATAGAATATTATGCAAACGAGTATCAAGCCTACAAAGCCAATCCCTCTGGTAACTATAAATTTGGTAGCCCAGAGGTATGGCGTAGGATTGGGCAAAACCATCACATAACTAAGGTTGTTGAGCAACTCGCCACTCTTTACGGGCTTTAAGTTTAACTCGAACAGCTTCACGAAGCTCGCCAACATCCATACTATTGGCGAGTTTTGACCATAAGACGCGTTTAGGTTTATTTTTCAAATTCTGTAGCTCCCCTACATCACTTAATAGGGAAAGCAATTCATCTTTCCAAAGAAGCATTGTTAAGGAAAGTTTGTCCACTTGTGGATTCAACTTGCTAGTTCGAATTGTTTTTAAATGGATACCTTGCCGTGCACCTTGCGTAACTTGCTTTATCCCCCACCATGATGGAACTATGCTTAAAGCATCATAAAGATGGCAATCAGAGACAACCAACGTTACTTTATCCATCACTGATGAGTAATGTTGCACCTGCGCTGGTAATCTGAGCAAGTTATCACTTTTGCTCTTCAACTCATAACCATGTATAAGCCCATTGATCACTGCTATATCAGCTCTGCTAGCCCCCAGATTCATCGTAAACTCATCAATGATTAGGGTGTCAGGATCTTTATGATGATCTCTCAAAATCTTGGCATGCACAGCCTTTCTTACATCAATGTCTCTCATACCATAGTTGCGCTTTCATCGACTCTCTCAAGCCATGATTCTATATCATGGTTCGCATGAATGCCATTTGATATGACCAGTGGTTAAACATTGCACAGAAAAGTGGATGTGTATTTTAACAAAAGCAATGACGGCTAACCATGTTGGTATGTCGATAAAATGTTTCAACGTAAGCATTATCTGTTCCGCCCTTTCGGGCGGCCTCCTGATGTTCTGAGGGTGCAGAAATCCCTCCGGTTAAGGATTAAATTTTTAACAGTGCTAAATTTAATTATTCAGTTCTGGATTTTGTCACCCTGCGTATCCGTGCTTTCGCATTACGCTCAATCTGAATTAGCTTTTCTATATTTTTTCGCCTTTCCTGTTCCTCCTGGCGCAATAGTTTTACATCATCTGCCAGTCTGGTTTCTCTTTTCGCCACAGAGAGCATCCAGTCAAATGGCTCCACAACTGCACCGCAGATTTTACAGCGGACCTGACGCTCTTTTTCGTCAACCCGGACAGAAGCGTGATGGCAGTATGGTCTTTCCGATGGCTCATAAAGAAAATTAACCTGATTACGTGGGTCATCCTCTTTTACCGGAAATAAAACAATATTACTTAACTCATCTTCTGGTTTTATTTCCATGCTCCTCTCCTTTGATGCGAATGCCAGCGGCAATTGAAGCCTGATAGCTAATTTCACTCACAGCACCACCTCCTGAAAACTCCCCTGATAAAACGCCAGCACTCGCTGCATAACCTCACTATTCCGGCACTCGCGACAGATTATGTTCTGTCGTCTGTTGTAACGACGTATTTCTCCGTCTGGTAATGACCAGATAAGGTCAGGATCAACCACAACCGGTTTCTTCACCTTTGCCCTTGATAGTTTTTTGCGGGCGTTTTGCCAGTCTTTACGCGCCTGCTCAGACGGGAATAATCCGTAGCCAGAATTGTAAACATCACCACTGGCGACCAGTTCTCTGGCGAGAGTGCTTATGTAATACCTTGATGCACCGGTTTTAGCCTCCAGAGCCCGTAACGTCTCGCGACCGCTCAGACGTACAAGTTCAACAACCTGCCCTTTAATTTTTTCCCGCTCTTCTGGTGTAAATACTTTTGCCATAGGTGCCTCCGGCAATCACTTTTCCGATGCAACACAGCGAGAAGAATCAGTAATCTGTCGAACAATATCCCGGTGCTTGTTCAGTTCCCGCAGCGCAGCACAGACTCGTTCCCACTTCTGGACATGACTTTTCGCCCGACGCAGTTCGCGGTTTGCCATATGCAGCGATGGTAAAACCAGGTCATCCGCTCGCGTTTCAGTAAACGATGGCAGCGACTGCACAATGTCCGCCACAGTTTCTGTTTTAATATCTTCCTGTGTTGCAGCCTCACGTACTGGTAACGCAACACCTGCGGGCTGAGGAAAGGCCTTACCATCAGTTTCCGCTACCGATGCTGCTTTCGGCTCTGCTGGTAAATTATCGCCCGGTATGCAGTAACGAAATTTACCGCCCTGATTTACGCGAATCAGACGACCTTTGCTGATTGCCATTGCCAGCGTTGAAGCCACTTTGCGTGATGTGGTACCAAACAATGTAGCCAGCTCATCAGCCGTTTGTGGTCCGCGTTGTTCAATCGTCGCGGTTAAATCGCACTCTGAGATTTTCGCTACTGTTGCTGTGGTGGTTTCTTCCGGCAGTTCTGCCTGCGCTGGCTGTTCCTGCTGAACGTTGTTATCAGCCACACGCCAGGTGTACGCGCTTTTATCAACAAAACCAGCCTTTTTCAGTTCCCATAGTTCGTTCAGCACTTCTTCACGACTGATATCAAGTCGCGCAGCCAGCTCTACCGACGTGGCTTTTCCCATTGCTTTCAGTGCGTCAAAAACAGTCTCCATTAAATTTTTCTCCCGGTAAAAATTACTTCGCAATTCCTGGCTGGACGACATTCGGACGCCAGCTCTCCCAGTTAAAATTCACCCAACACCCGCCGTTCATGGTCATGCGATCCATAATCCTCTCGCCGAGCAATGTTTTCATGGCCTCATAGTTCAGGTTTGTCAGCATTCCCACGCTACGCATCGACGCTGTCCGTCGATCAATAATCTGGTGCAGTACCACCTGCTCGTTTTTCGTCTCGCGCTGAATGCCAATTTCATCAAGAACCAGCAGATCCACTTCGCACAGCTCCCGCAAAAATTTTTCGCCTGACTGCCCGTCGTCATAGCTGGCGTGCAGGGCGCTCATAACATCAGCCACGGTAACCACAATCACTGTCTGACCGTCTTTCAGCAGGCGATTCCCGATAGCTGCCGCTAAGTGATTCTTCCCGGTACCAGGTTTTCCGCTGAACGCAAAATTTGTACACCCGGTCATCAGTTCATCGGCGATGGATTTCGCCTGGCTTAACGCGTATCGCTGCCCTTCGTTCTGCACCTGGTAATTCGCAAACGAGCATTTGCGGTGCAACGGCTGGATGCCAGAGCGATTCAGGATTTTTTCCACCCGCAACTGACGATTCAGGCGGTTGATCTCCTCGCAACGTTTCTGGCCTTCAGCAAGTTGCCACTCGCGCCACTCCGCAACCGTTCTGAATGGGGCGGTTACATGTGGTGGGGTCAGTCTGCGGATACGCTCCAGAACGCCGCCTGTCGCAATATTTTTCATGGTCTGTTACCCCCTGAAGCCTGGCGGGATCGCACTGTCCGGCAACGAGACGGTGTTAACCTGTCGGAGCAACGTCTCAGGCCGAACACCTTTCGGTGCGAACAAGCCCTGGTATTCATTGGCGATGCTGTGTCGAATCACCTGCTCAGGTGTAAAACCCTGCTGACGGAATTTTTCCAGTTCCCGTATCGCCCCGTTAGCGCCCTGCTCCGTTCGAATCGGTTTTCGCAATGCCTGTCTGAACCGGACCCACTCATGCCAGAGTGTTTCCGGCAACCAATCAGGCAGCTCAATAGCCTCCGGCTCGAATTTTTTAGACGCTCGTTTTTGGCGAGGGGGATTTAGGGGGAGATCAGTATTTAGATCTTCCTCTTCCTCTTCCTCTTCCTCTGGTAACGCTTTTTGATCCGTTTGTGTAACGCTGGCAGCGTTACCTTTTCGTTTCAGTTCGCGTATTTTTGTAACTCGCTCGTTTGTAACCGCCCGTTTTTTAGAGCTTTTTCCGTTATGACGTTCAAAGTTAGGTAGAGAAAGCCCAACGTCATTTTCGACCAGCCATCCAACCTGAATTAACGCATCAGCAAAACCAGCCATAAAAGTGATGCGATCTATTGCACTTTTTGTAACGCCGCGAGCGTTACAATCTGCATTACCGTCTATCATTTGTTGATCCGCCCATGCCCAGAAGCGAATAACCTTCCCTAATGCGGCATCTGGATCAATATTCAGAATCTCAGCAAGCCTGAATATTTCCGGCTTATCCGGCGTAATAACCTCGAGCTTTATCCAGTTTGAAGCCATTTGTTTTCACCTTGTAACGCTCGCAGCGTTACATTTAACTGATACCGAACAAAACAATCCGGCACGATTAATTTCAATCAATGCACTACGACAGAATCGCCGGGCGACCCACCACCGCTGAAATGTGCTTTCCGGTAAACGGCCTGGACTGCATCATCATGCGCATCAATTGCCGTACTCAACGCTTCCTGCGCCGCCAGTAATGCACGGCGTTCCAGGGTATCGAAGATGCAGAGTCGGTGACGCAGCTCGCGCGGAAGAATTGCCAGAACCGCAGGGATCAGTTTCTGAATTTTTTCCCTTTGCGCTTTCGTTTCACCTTTCAACCAACGGTGATAGATATTCTGCTGATTGTTCCAGTCCTTGCCTGGTACAAGGGGCAATTCGCCGCCCCCCTGGCGCAGATATTCTTCAGTAATTGCGTTAGCGACCCACGCCTGCCCTTTTTCGGCTGCCAGGGCTAACAACACTGATTCGATGTGCTCATGCCTGATTTTCATGAATCAACCGCTCCTATGCTGTTTTCGCTATGCTTACCGTCTGGGGGGAATACATCGTCAAGTCCACAATGAGTGCCAAGCCGATTAAGGGTAGAAACAATTTTTCTGCACTCCTCTAGTCCAGGGGTACGAAAATTTGCTTCGTAATTTGCCAGTCGGCTTTGTATCCACCCTAACTGAACAGCAAGTTGTCTTTGAGACAGCCCAAGCTGTTTTCGATATGTTGAAATTTTGTTCATTGAAAACCTCCGATGACAATTTTAAACACACCTTGTGTTATATGGTCAAGCTGTTTTGTGTTTTATATAAATCACGATTCGTGATACAAGGATGCAATGGAAAAAGAAAACGAAAAAATTGCCGCTAGTAGGCTCAATGACAAAATTGCAATGCGTCTTAAAGAGCGCAGGCAGAAGCTTGGTTTATCTCAAGGAAAACTTGCTGAAATCTGCGGATGGACGCAATCGCGTATAGGTAACTATGAGGCGGGCAGCAGAAATGTTGGAGTGCATGACGCTGTCGTATTGGGAAAGGCACTTGGCATATCTCCTCCTGAGCTCCTATTTGGAGAACAGGAATCTTCTGAATTGTGGTTAAATGAATCCCAACGAAAACTTCTTGAGTTGTTTAACCAGCTACCGGGCTCAGAACAACAACGAATGATTGAGCTATTTGAAGTCCGGCTAAAAGAAATCGATGAGTATGTAGAAAAATATTTGAGAGGCAGGCTTAAAGATAATCCCCCACCGGAGTAATGATCTTGCTATCACAGTAATATGCCAATCAGCCCGCTATCAGCGGGCTTTTTTGTACCATCATCATATGACACTCACCACAAAACACATATCGTGTTGACATAAGAAAACGCATTGTGTTTAATAAGCATATCCAAACAACGCCCCACCAGAGAACGGCAGGACAATACCTCGAGTTATCCAGCCACTGAACAGGGCTAAGTAGCCAGCCTGAGGCATACGAACATGACGGCAGTTGTTGATTGATACAAAGCGCAGTAGATAAAACGTTCCGCCACCCGGCGTTAAGGGGAAAAAAGATGGTTGGTGAAGATCTGGTTGTTATTAACGGTCAATTGTGCAGCAAAGATGTGGCAGCCATGCTTATTAGCAAGGTTCTTCCAACTGTGCTGGATGTCATTGCAGAAAAAGTAAAGGCTGGTCGTCCAGACAAGGAAGTTGAAGAGGCGGCAAAAACAGTTGTTCATGCCGCTACAGAAGCAATTATTTTGAAGAGCCTAGTTTCGCCCAAGCCTTAAGTGAATCGGCGCTTTTTTTAGCATCACGTTCATTGAGTAGTGACAAAAACTCATTCTCAGCATTCTCGATTTCCGAGAAAAATTCTTGATGAGTTGTTTCTCGCTGCGATCTGATGCTGAAAGCTAAAGCAAGTAGCCAGGCTTTGTCTTTATTATCCATCGGAATACCTTATTACTGGTTGTGTGAGAACTCCAGTATACCACCGAGCCTGAAGTGGTAAAAAGACAGGCGCACAACACGAAGGCGCATTTCCGGTATTCATAAAGAGTCGGTCTTGTCTGTTAAATTTAAATGGTGGGAGTGCGCCTCCGGTTGTAAATAACGACATTGCTATGTGTAGTCTTTGGCGGCATCAGTTCTACTCCGTGGCTGCCCTGTCGCCCCTTTTTAAAGTGAATTTTGTGATGCGGTGAATGCGGCTAAGCGCACGCGGCACAGTTAAAAGCATCAGTGTTATGGGTGGATTATCCGGCGTTAATTGTTAACTGGTTAACGTCACCTGGAGGCACCAGGCACCGCATCGACAAAATTCATTTGTAAAAATGGAGATAATTATGATTGCTCATCACTTCGGAACTGATGAAATACCACGTCAGTGTGTGACCCCTGGCGATTATGTTCTTCATGAAGGTCGGACATATATCGCCTCGGCAAACAATATTAAAAAGCGAAAACTTTATATTCGTAGCCTGACTACAAAAACATGCATTTCTGACTGCATGATTAAAGTCTTCCTCGGTCGTGATGGTTTACCTGTAAAGGCGGAGTCATGGTAATGACTAAGAAAATAAAATGTGCTTATCACCTTTGCAATAAAGAAATTGAAGAAAGCAAAATCATTACAAGACCACTTCATTTCATGCGTGGAGTTATACCAACGACGGAAATGAAAAAATATTGTAGTGAAAGTTGTGCCGAAAAAGACCAGATGGCACACGAACTTTAATTAACTGACTATTCGAAACTGAATTTATGCCAGCAATGGCAGGGATTCGCTCAACCTTAATTAAGGAGAAAAACATGATTACCAGTTATGAAGCCACTGTTGTAACTACTGATGACATTGTTCACGAGGTTAATCTGGAAGGAAAGCGTATTGGCTACGTGATTAAAACAGAAAATAAAGAAACCCCATTCACTGTGGTTGATATCGACGGTCCATCAGGCAACGTTAAAACACTTAACGAAGGCGTCAAAAAAATGTGCCTGGTGCATATCGGAAAGAATCTGCCCGCAGAAAAAAAAGCCGGATTTCTGGCAACTCTGATTGCAATGAAATTAAAAGGTGAAATCTGAAAGAAATAGCCTGCGTATGGCGCAGGCTATGAACAGTGTGTATCCGGCAAGATTATTCACTGAACAAACGAATTTTAATCTGAGTTGAGGTTAAAAAACAATGAGCACCGATAAACAAGTTTACCCACTGTATTACGAAGCAAAAAATGACAAAGTAAGAAAACGTCTCGGTATTAAAGGCGGTTTTTACTGGGCTGAAGCGAAAAAATTATCCATTGCCATCTCCCGTGGTGCTGTTGCAATTGACGATGCTGGCTACGATGAAGATGACTTCAAAAAACCTGTTCGCGTCAATTTGCCCATTGTTGATGACCTCCCGCCAGAAGGCGTATTTGATACGGAATTCTGCAACCGTTACGAAAAAGGCGGGGAAGATGGCATCACAATGGTATTTATCGCGCCCTCCCCCTCTGCGCAGGGCAAACCAGCCAGCACTGACAACACCAATGTTAATGGCGAAGACATGACGGAGATTGAGGAGAATATGCTACTTCCGATTTCTGGCCAGGAGCTGCCCATTCGCTGGCTTGCTCAACACGGCAGCGAAAAACCAGTAACGCACGTTTCACGCGACGAACTCCAGGCATTACACATTGCACGGGCTGAAGAACTACCGGCTGTTACTGCCCTGGCTATTTCGCATAAAACCAGTCTGCTCGACTCGCTGGAGATTCGCGACCTCCACAAACTGGTTCGTGACACTGACAAAGTTTTCCCTAATCCTGGTAATTCAGACCTGGGACTAATAACTGCTTTTTTCGAAGCATACCTGGACGCTGACTACACTGATCGGGGTCTGCTGACAAAAGAGTGGATGAAAGGAAATCGTGTTTCACGCATCACCCGCACGGCTTCCGGTGCTAATGCTGGCGGTGGGAACAAAACCGATCGCAATCCGAATTTAGTACACACCCTCGACACACTGGATGTGGAGATTGCAGCAGCCACACTTCCGATGGATTTTAATATTTATGAAATTCCGGGCAGCGTTTATCGTCGCGCAAAAGAAGTAGTCCTGAACAAAGAAAGTCCGTTCAAAGAATGGTCCGCAGCACTTCGTGCAACCCCGGGTATTCTGGACTATTCCCGCGCCGCTATTTTTGCACTTATCCGAAGCGCACACCCTGAATTTTATCACTACCCGGGACGCCTTCAGGGGTATATCAACGCCTATTTGACGGAAACTGATCACGAGAACCCCAGCAAGGAAACTCTCACAGCTGCCCGGCATACGCCGGAAAAAGATATCCTGGAAGAAATTAACCGCGAGGTGGTTACTGAGCGTGAAACAGAAGAAGAAAAACCACAACCATCTGACGCAATGGCAGGTGAACAGGCAACAACTGAAACAATGGAACCGGATACAACTGAACATGGCCAGAACGCGCAGTCGCTGGATGCTCAGTCGCAGGTGAGTTCCGCTAACCAAGTAAAAGTCACCGCTGACGAAGTAAACAAAATTATGCAGGCAGCCAATATCAGCCAGCCTGACGCCGATAAGTTACTTGCTGTATCGCGTGGTGAATTTGTTGAGGGGATTAGCGACCCTAATGATCCGAAATGGGTCAAGGGGATCCAGACTCGCGATTCTGTGAACCAGAACCAGCATGAATCGGAACGGAACGACCAAAAAGCGGAACAAAACAGCCCAAATGCGTTACAAAACGAGCCAGAAACGAAACAATCCGAACCAGTAGCGCAACAGGAACCGGAAAAAGTCTTCACCGCCTGCGGTCAGAGCGGTGGCGGCAACTGCCCTGATTGTGGCGCGGTGATGGGCGACGCAACATACCAGGAAACATTCGATGAAGAGAATCAGGTTGAAGTTCAGGAAAATGATCCGGAGGAAATGGAAGGTGCTGAACATCCGCACAAGGAGAACGCTGGCAGCAATCCGCATTGCGATTGCAGTGATGAAGCTGGTGAAGCGACAGCACCTGTAGTAACTGAAATCATGTGGCCGTCATATTTCGAGCCTGGCCGCTATGAAAACCTCCCGAACGAGGTTTATCACTCCGCCAACGGAATAAGCAGCACAATGCTGAAGGATGCCCGCATCAGCCTGATGTATTACCACGGACGGCACATTGCCGGAACTATTCTGGGCGAGGAAAGTGATGCATTGCTGCGTGGGCGGATTATTCACAGCTATGTTCTGGAAACGGATAAATTCGCTGATGAGTATGCCATTCCGGTACCGGTTCCTGAATATGTGGTTACTACTTCTAACGAACTGATCGCCATCATTAAAAAACACAATGCCAGTCTGCCAGCACTGATGACACCAGAGCAGATGAAAGAGTGGATCGAAAGCTACAACAGCACTCTTATACAGCCACTGTCGGTAAGTGCCGGGGCCGAAGAAACAGGCATCCTTTACGGTTCGCTTCCGGAGGAATTCCGGCGTATTCCTGAGGGGGAAAAACACACAGCATCAGCAATGAAAGCCTGTATTAAAGAATACAACGCAAGCCTCCCTCCTCTGCTGAAAGCCAGTGGAACACGGGAGCAGCTCCTGGAGCAAATTGAAACTGTAGATCCAGAACTGGCAAAAAAGAACGTGCTAAATCTTTGCCTTACAACATCAGTGGCACAAAAGAGCAATTAACCGAAATCGCCCGGAAAATTCGCCCGGAACTGGTGACACTGGAGGACTGGCAAAAATGCCAGCAAGAAGAAAACGCCGGGAAAACGTTTATCAGTCCGGATATGTATGAACAGGCAAAAAATATTCACGCAGCACTGCAAAACAATACTGATGCAGCAAGGCTACTCAACCACCCGGATCGCAAATCTGAAATCAGCTATTTCGGGTTTGATGAAGAAACCGGGCTGGAAATCAGGGTCCGTCCTGATATCGAAATCCGGCTGCCATACGAAAGCATTTGCGCCGACGTGAAGTCAGTCAGCCTCGGTTATGTGCGACAGGAACGACTGAAAGATCGCCTGCACCGTGAAATTATTGAGCGTGATTATCACCTCAGCGCAGCAATGTATTGCGATGTGGCAAACCTGGACAAATTTTTCTGGATCTTCGTCAACAAAGATGCTGGCTATCACTGGGTGGCCGTCGTGGAAGCCTCGCAGGAACTCCTGGAACTTGGTCGACAGGAATATCGCCGGACGCTACGACAGATAAACGAAGCTCTGGAGACAAACAACTGGCCAGCACCGATTACCGAAAGTTATACCGACGAATTAAACGACTTTGATCTTCGTCGTCTTGAAGCACTGAGCATCTGAGGAAGGACACAATGAACGAATTAACTCAACAAGAAAATATTAACTCTAATGTTGCGGTTTTCAGCCCTCAGTCCCTGGCTGCAATTCAGACATTTTCCCAGGTAATGGCTTCCGGCATGGCTACTGTACCGGAACACCTCCGGGGAAATCCATCAGACTGCATGGCCATCACCATGCAGGCGATGCAGTGGCAAATGAACCCTTACGCAGTAGCTCAGAAAACTTTCGTTGTGAATGGTGTGCTCGGATATGAAGCGCAACTGGTTAATGCCGTAATCAGTACTCGTGGGCCGCTAACCGGGCGTATTGAATATGACTGGTTCGGGCCGTGGGAAAAAATTATCGGGAAATTTGAAATTAGGAAGAACGACAAGGGGAAAGAATATCGTGTACCTGGCTGGAAGCTGGCCGATGAAAACGGGATCGGAGTTCGCGTCCAGGCAACACTACGCGGAGAGAGCAAGCCACGCGTACTGGAGTTACTTCTGGCGCAGGCCAGAACACGTAACTCAACGTTATGGGCCGATGATCCTCGCCAGCAGCTTGCCTATCTGGCACTGAAACGCTGGGCGCGCCTTTATTGCCCTGAAGTGATTCTTGGAGTGTACACCCGGGACGAACTGGACGAACCACAGGAAAAAATCATTAATCCGGTTCAGGAACATAAAAATACATCCGCCTGCCGTGCGGAACGTGAAACAACAATTATTGAGCAGGATGCCGGGGAAAACTGGATCAGTGCTTTCCGTGAACGTATTGAGCAGGCACAAAGCACCGGAGAAACAACATCACTTCGCCAGGAAGTGGAAGATCATAAAAATACTCTTGGCGCTCTCTACACAGAACTTAAAGGAAAAGTGGTTCAGCGTCATCACCGTCTCAATGCTATTGCCCGTATTGAGACGATGATAAATGACCTGCCTTCATCAGGTGATCCAGAAGCAGAACAAAAATTTATTGCTCTGGAAAATACGCTGAATGCTGCACGACCACATCTGGGAGAATTATATGAGGCGTATAAAACGACACTGACAGATATGAAACCAGAATATATCGGCTCCTGATATTTACTATGGCGGTGTAGCCTCACCGCCATAACAAAACTTTATTTTATGAGAGAAAAGACAATGCGGTATGAAAAAGTCAAACCATGTCCGTTTTGTGGTTGTCCATCAGTAACGGTGAAAGCCATTTCAGGATATTACCGCGCAAAGTGTAACGGATGCGAATCCCGAACCGGCTATAGTGGAAGTGAAAAAGAAGCACTCGAAAGATGGAATAAACGAACTACTGGAAATAATAATGGAGGTGTTCATGTATAAAATTACTGCCACTATTGAAAAGGAAGGTGGCACTCCTACTAACTGGACAAGATATTCAAAATCTAAATTAACGAAATCAGAATGCGAAAAAATGCTCTCAGGGAAAAAAGAAGCAGGCGTTTCCAGAGAGCAGAAAGTAAAGCTGATAAATTTTAATTGCGAGAAACTTCTGTCCTCGTGAGTTGCATTATATACAAATTAGAACTTCATAGCTGATTATTAAAAATCAACCACATCCGCCAGTATTCTGTATATTTACTGGCGGTCATATCGTAAGAGGTATGGCAATGAATCTTGTGACACTCAAAACGTGGGGAAAACTCAGATATCCGGATAACCCACCATCAATATCAACGCTGAGACGATGGGCAAGGAATGGAAACATTTATCCTGCACCTGAACTACACGGGAGGAGTTACAGGGTGGTTCCGGAGGCTTTCTATATCAACCCAAATAAGGTTGATACCGATATAACACACCATCAGCCTAATGGGCGACAAGGGAGAGACAGTCCGTTACTGGAGAAGTTAAAACATGCAGCGGAAAAAATACGATCCCAATTTGCCTAAAAACTTAACATATCGAAGGAGGGACAAAGCATATTACTGGCGCAACCCTCTGACGAAAGAAGAATTTACACTAGGTAAAATTTCAAGAAGAGATGCAGTAGCGCAGGCAATTGAAGCAAATCATTATATATACAAAAACTACTCTCCTGCTGCCTTAATTGAAAAGCTTAAAGGGTTCGACTCATTTACTATGGCAGACTGGATTGAACGTTACAAAACGATTCTTATAAGGAGAAAAGTGTCCAGAAATACTTATAAAATTCGGGTAAATCAACTGGAGACAATAAAAGAAAAATTGGGAGAGATTTTACTGACAGAAATAACCACTCGCCATATTGCCGAGTTTCTTGATTTGTGGATTGAAGGAGGGAAAAACACAATGGCAGGATCAATGCGTTCTGTGTTGTCTGATATGTTTCGTGAGGCCATTGTTGAAGGACGTATATCTCAAAATCCAGTAACACCAACAAGAGCACCGAAAATAGTAGTTACAAGAGAACGACTGAAACTAAAGACATACAACTGCATCAGGGAGGCAGCAGATCAACTTCCGGCATGGTTCCCATTAGCTATGGATTTAGCCCTTGTAACAGGACAACGTCGCGAAGACATAACGAATATGCGGTTTAGTGATATTTATGATGATCGTCTCCACATCAGGCAAATTAAGACAGGAATGATGATTGCTATCCCCCTGTCACTCAGCCTTCCTGTCGCTGGTCTACGGCTTGGTACAGTAGTTGAACAGTGCCGCCTGGTAAGCCGGGGAGATTATCTAATCAGTGCCGGGATTAGAAAAAACAGCCCTGACGGCAGCATTCACCCGGATGGCCTGACAAAAAAATTTGTCGCAGCCAGAAAATTAACAGGTATCCAGTTCAGTGAAAACCCACCAACTTTTCACGAGATCAGAAGTCTGGCTGGACGATTGTACAAAGAAACATGTGGAGAAGAATTTGCTCAGCGTCTACTTGGCCACACATCGGAGAAGACAACAAAAATGTACCTTGATGAGAGAGAAAAAACGTACGTACTGCTCTGATTTTAACGTAAATGGATTGTTAAATGTATTTTGGTTGTGATATAACCAAAAAAGACCGGAATACAGAAATTCGAGTAAATTTCGGGGAATTTCGGGGAGACGTTTACAACTGATTGATTTTAAATACAATTAAAAAAGACCGAATACGATTCCTGTATTCGGTCCAGGGAAATGGCTCTTGGGAGAGAGCCGTGCGCTAAAAGTTGGCATTAATGCAGGCTTAGTTGCCTTGCCCTTTAAGAATAGATGACGACGCCAGGTTTTCCAGTTTGCGTGCAAAATGGTCAATAAAAAGCGTGGTGGTCATCAGCTGAAATGTTAAAAACCGCCCGTTCTGGTGAAAGAACTGAGGCGGTTTTTTTATTGGAAATCAAAAGGCTATTTTAGGTAATTAACAGAGTTTTTCAGCTCGTTCTATAAACGGTGCCAGACTCATTTTTTCGCCGGGATTGTTAGGATCATCAATCTGAATCACCGAAATGGGTTGGGCTTTAGTCTTCCCACTGGCAACTTCCTTTTGTGCGATATCGTTTAAAGGATACTGCACGAGGGTACTTGGGTTGATGACATACAAAGCATTACCCGGTCGGCAAGTCAGCATCACCTCTTCGCGATTAAACGCCCATTTGTCTTTACCCACTTCAAAACGGCTGACGGTAATCACCTGCGGTGCAGCCAGCGCCGCTGCAGAACTGGTGAGTAACAGAAACGCCAGAATACTTTTTTTCATCAT